AATCGACCAAAGACTAAATGAAGGAAAAAACGTACTCATCTGTATTAGAGATATACAACCTGATGAAAAAAACCCTTTCAGTGCGGAAGAAGTTGATAGAAACATTAGAAATGAACTTTGGCCTCTGATAGGTGAGGAGAGAGTGAAAGTCCTAATCATACCTGATATCGAATCAGTGAACTTCGGAAGAGGGGTAGGATATGATATAATAGAACATATACCTCCAACGGAAGTGGGGGAAATATCTGCAACCAAAATTAGAGAACAATTGAAACAAGAGGGAAAATTATGAGTTTAGAAAAAATTATTAACACTATAGTAAATGGAGATTGTATCAAAGTGATGTCAGAGATGCCCGAGAAATCTGTGGATTTGATTGTCACATCTCCACCATACGGAGTTGGAATCGAATACGACACATTCGAAGATGATTTAGAATTTGATCAATACAAGACATTCTCGAACAATTGGTTAAGAGAGGCATATAGAATTCTAAAAGATGATGGTAGGATTGCGGTAAACATTCCTTATGAAATTAATCGTCAAGGAAAGGGTGGTCGTATATTCATGGCTGGTGAGGTTTGGAGTATAATGAAAAGTATTGGATTTGGTTTCTTCGGTATAGTTGATCTTGAGGAGGAATCACCACACAGAAGTAAAACAACGGCTTGGGGATCTTGGATGTCACCCTCATCTCCTTACATCTATAACCCCAAAGAATGTGTAATCTTGGCATATAAGAAACAACACATCAAAAAAGTTAAGGGTGAGCCACAGTGGTCGGCTGTTATGGTAGAACAAGAAGATGGTAAAGAAAAAAAGACATATACCGAGGAACAGAAAAGAGAGTTTATCGATCTTGTTTATGGTCAGTGGAAATACTTTGCGGATACAAAACAAATGACAAAGGCAACATTTTCAATGGATATCCCGACCAAAGCAATAAAAATATTGTCCTACAAGAATGATTTGATTTTGGATCCATTCGCAGGATCAGGGACGAGTATGGTTGCGGCGGAACTATTAGATAGACGTTGGATTGGAATCGAATTGTCACCCAATTATTGTGAAGTTGCCAGAAAACGTATTAGAAGTTTTATAGATGATAAAAGCCAACCTGAGTTGGATTTCGAAAAGGGTTCTTAATGAACCCTTTTTTTATGTCTTGGATATTTATAAAGAAAAAACAAATGTCTGACATTATAATAACAAACGAACAGCTCGATAGAATATCGGACCAACTCAAAAGAGAAAAAGTAATTCAATCTATCAAAGAGAATTGGGCTAAGTGTAACAAAGAACAGAGACTGTTTGTTTTGGAATACCTCAAGGTTTTACATCCAGAGAAATCACAGGAGATCCAAAAATTAATCAAGGAAACAAAGTCCGGAACTTTGAATGAAGAGTGGTATAACAATGTTCTCGGTTTTATAGGATGGTTAGACCCAACGGGAATTGCTGACACTTTAAATGGTGTTTTATACATGAGTCAGGGGGATTATTTATTTGGATTCCTTTCACTTGTTTCAGCTGTACCATATATTGGCGATGTAGTTGCTAAACCTGTAATGGGGGCACTCAAAGTGGGAGCACCTTCGGCAAAGGCACTGAATAATGTAATGGCACTTTCCAAAGCAGGTAAAACAGCAGAAGCTTCAGCAGAATTGGCTAAACTTTCTTCACAAGGTGGTCTTATTAGTAAATTTGTGAGTGGTATCGGAAAAATCGGTAACAAATTGGAAGATTTAATAAATGCGATGCCAGGATCTAAACTTAAAGGTTTCAAGAACACAATACTAGAATGGATTCGTTTATTCAAAGGTAGTGCGAAGACAGGTGTACAGGCAAGAACCGCTCTTGGAACATTGGCTAAGAACATGCCGAAAATGAGTGCTGCGGATCAGGTCAAAAATTTGGAGATGATGAAAAAAGCCTTGGTTGCTGATCGATCATTCATTGGTAAATTTATGGGACCAAGAGGTGCTTTCAGTGGATATAGAACCGCAGGTTCGGGAGCAACTTGGAAAACTCCTTGGAAAATATTCACATGGAAGAATTTTTGGGGTGGAATGCCTCAACTGATGAATAGGAACAAGTCAGTAAGAGCTTTAATGAGAAAAACAAAATGGTATTTGGGATTACTGGATTTCTTGGGTATAGGAAATTTTGTGGGACCCGATGAACTTCAACAGAAATTAGGGGATGCAAAATATGAACAGAGTATTTCAGACTATAATCAATCGGCACAGGCACAACAGTATATTCAAGATGACTTTGGAAACCAAGGATTGGACGACTCACAACAAGTTCCAACAACAACATCAAATACTTCAAATCAACAATCAACACAAACTCAAATGGATCCGCTGAGTTGGTTAATGGGATCATTAATACCGAAATAATATGAAAGAGGAATTAATATTAAAATTGTTACAAATACAGAATCAATTTAGATTCTTACATTGGCAGACATTTGGTGATGCCAAACACAGATCTTACGGAGAAATCTATGAACTTATCGATGGACATCTTGATACTTTTGCTGAAGCAATGATGGGCAAATACGGGAGACCAGTTTTCCCTGATGAATTTGTGATTGCATTTCAAGACATAAAAGCTTTGAATCTACAAAACTTCATTGATGGAATAGTTGAATTCTTAGTTTCAATAACAGAAATTTTGGACCCAAAATACGATACAGATCTACTTAATATTAGAGACGAAATACTTGCGGGTATTAATAAAACAAAATACTTACTCACCTTAAAAAGTTAATATGAAAAAAACAATTAGATTGACAGAAAGTGATCTCAAAGAGATCGTAAAAAGAATAATCAAAGAACAGGTTACCAAGACAATAACAATAGTAACACCTGGTAAAAACGCAGAAGCGGAAATCGTTGACAGAGGAGGAAAAAAACTTCTTAAGGTTAGAACTGAAACAGGTAGAGAAGAATCTTTAGTAGTTAAGACGAGTCTTCCAATTGGTAAATTTATGTTCGAGATGGGATCAGATGGTAAGAGAATGTTTGGATTTGATCCTAAAACGAAGAAAAAAATTGAAATATTCGCGGTAAAATAATGAAGAAAATTTTATCTGAGACTGGACTTAGAGATATTTCTGCACTTAGGAAAAGATATCCTAAGGCTGAAATATACTTTCATCAAGATCTTGATGGGGTAACAACGGCGATTGCCATGAAGAAGTATCTTGAAGATAACGGGATCAAAGTTGTTGGCGCACACGTAATTCAATACGGAGAAAAAGAATTTGCTGTAAAAAAGAATGATGCCACGGGAGATACAATGCCTGTGTTAGTAGACTTTGCACATGGTAAACCAATGTTTGTTATACATACTGATCATCATGACAAGCAAGTAGGTGCTGAAAAAGGTGCTTCCAAGTCATTCAGACAAGCAAGATCTAATGTTGAAACAATTTCTCAGATAATTTCGCCAAGAGATCTTTTCCCTTCATCAGATATACTTCTGATCAGTACTGTCGATTCTGCAGACTTCCTTAAACACAACATATCACCTGACGAGGTAGTAAACTATCTTTTCAGATTCGAAAAAGAAACACCACTTCAAAGAAACAAAATGTTGATGGGACTCGTTGTGAACAAACTCTTGTTGGCATTTAAAAACAAAAAGGGTTTTCTTGAGAGTTTAGTTTTGGATTCTGAACCGTCTTTACTTTCGATCCTTGGAAACATTAAGAAATGGATGAAGGAAAACAAAGCACCTTCACCTGAACAATTACAAGCAAATGCCAAAGACTATGCTGAGACAATGAAATCATTCCAAGGAGTTGAATTCAAGGACGGTATTATTACACAATATGGCGGTGGAGATATGAGAAAACCTGGATCTTATGATAGGTATACTCCCTTTAGAACATATCCCAATGCAGATTTTTTGATTATGGCTTGGCCACTTGGATTAGTTCAAGTTTCTTGTAATCCTTTCAAGAAAGAAAGAGGTTTGAAAGGAGTTAATTTAGGTGAAATTGCAAAAGAAGTTATTGGTAAATGGGAATCACAATTGAAGGACAGAGTGATACCATTATCTACAATTAAGTGGATAAGTGAAACAGCCGTAGGTCCTGAAAGTGTAGGATTTACATTTAAGGATTTTGATGCACTTTACGGTGAAAGATTTATGTTTATGGACGGTGGAGAAGAGAAGTTGGATCACATCAGAGAAATGATGGAGGTTCCTTTCAGTGAGCTACCTGAAGAGCACAGACTTATGTTGGACAAGATTGGTGTAAGTGCATGGGATTTGATTAACTCAATGTCAGGTGGACACAAATGTATCACCAATATCTCAGGTCTCAATTATTTGGGAAGAAGTAAAAGACCACCTTCAGGTTCTTACAAATACGATCCTGAAAGAGAAGATGCTCCTTACATTAAGTTTTTGAAAATGATTGTTTCCGAATTCAAGAAAAGACTTGAGGAAAAAATTGCTGAAGATAAAGTTGAAGTCCCCGAATAAGTTGTTAGATTTAGTGTATGTCCAAAAAGGTATACACAAAAAAAGGTGATGACGGCACCACAAGTCTACTGTCAGGAAGAAGAGTTTCCAAAACAATTCAAGAAATTAAAGCTGTTGGTTCATTAGATGAACTCAACTCATTCGTTGGTCTACTCAGGAGTGAGACAGCTAATGCTCACGTTCAATTAGAAATTATTCAGTGGAATCTATTCAATGCTGGATCAATGTTGATCAATGATAATGAAACTGAACTAACTGAGGTAACACAAGAAGATGTGAAAATATTAGAGGAGGCGATGGATACTATGAACAAAGAACTTCCCGAACTCAAAAACTTCATTTTACCAAAAGGTACAAGAGCGGTTGCATTGGCTCACATCTGTAGAACAATTGCGAGAAGAACCGAAATACAAGTTTTGGAATGTAAAATCCTCGATAATTTTATTAAACTTCATCCAATTACAATATATTTGAACAGACTGAGTGATTTCTTTTTTGTACTTGCAAGGTACATCGGTCACAAGGAAGATGTTAATGAAACTATTTGGAAAAATTAATTCAGGATATAATTAACTGAGTCACCAGCTTCGATACCAAGCCTATCGCAGGTGCCACCCATAACCTCGAGTACAATATTACCGTTACCACAGTAGGATGGACAATCATCATCGTTACATGGAGGACAATTGTGATGAATGTTTACGACAACGTTATTTTTGATAACAATAATATCCAAAGGGATAATACAATTCTTCATCCAAAAACATTGTTCGTCACCTCCCATAAGGAACAACATACCGTTGAATGATTCATCGAACGTTTTTTTCATCATTCCAATTTTTTGTTCTTTTGGAGAGACTAAAGTTTTGACATTAAAAATATTTTTCCCTACCTTTACATTCATATTTATAAATACAATGGATAAAAAAAGATACACCGGAGTAATGGTAAAATGTGGAGATAAAGTTCTCCTCGCTAAAAGAAATAGTCAAGGAGCGTTTCCTGGTATGTGGTCAATCTTTGGGGGCAAACTAGAAGAAAATGAAACAACCATGGAAGGTGCCAAACGTGAGTTCTTTGAAGAAACTGCGATTGACATTGATGAAAAAGATCTAAAGTTCATAGGTCTAATTCCGAGACATACTCGTGATGGAAACAAAGTGAAGGGTTTGATGTATGTGTATCTTTTGGATACTCAAAATCCAATTGAACCTGATCTAGAAAACGCGATTGATGGTGAAGAACACACAGAATGGGGTTACTTTTCTTTGGATCAAATCGACCCAATGAAAACAGGACATTATATTCATAGAATAGCAGAAATTATATTACAATGATAGTATTAATATTAATTTGTTCAGTTATCGTTATAGGTATCTATGGTTACTTTGACATGATGAAACAAATAAAAAAGATGGTTGACAAAGTAGATATGTAAAAAAATCTTCGTCAAACACTTGTCAGGACCATATTTTTTACTATGTTTGTAGTCCTTTAATACCTAACGGTATATTTATCACTTACCGAAATTAAGATCTTTGAGGGTAACTACCCTAAGTGAGTACAACCAGAGCATGACTTGGATGGTGACGAGAAAACGGGTAGTTAAGCCATAATTTATATCGCGAGGTAGTAGCAGCGGTAGCTCGCAAGGCTCATAACCTTGAGGTCGTTGGTTCGATTCCAACCCTCGCAACAAAAAAGATTTGACCAATTGAAAAACTTGTCTTATCTTTGTAAACCCTTCGGGTAGTTCCGATGTGGATCTTTGAAATGATGTATTTTTGAACCTGTCCCATTAAGAGTGGGGGGTATTAGAATCAAAAAACATTTAATCAAAAAAAGTTTCCAAAAGTTTGATTGTTTCCCAAAACACACTTACCTTTGTGAAACAAATGAAGGAGACAGGTTGTAAAGATTACCTTCTCCTTCATTTCAAAATGAGTTCTTTGACTAAAGATATTGGGCCGTCTATGGTCCATAAAATAAACTACGAAAGTAGTATAAAGTGGAACACCCTGGTTTGGGTGGTCTGCGGCTTCTGAGGGAAACCTCTTGAGCTCGAGTAGACAAGCAGGATATCATTTGACCTTTAGTACCGAGGGTAACACTGTAGGGAACGTGGTTCGATGAACGGGGGATGCGGGTCCTTCGTTTGAGGTGGGAACACCAACAAGAGTAACCTGTAGAACGATTGCAAGAAGTAAGGTCATCCAACTTTACAATTGCGTTCTTCAATATCCGAGTTGGCTTAAAAACCGAAAGGTAAGTTTCATACCAGGTGGTGCTGATGAAACCTTAACCATTTCTCTACCAAGAGAATCGTTATGAAGTTGACTCACAATATGGAGGTCGGGAGACTTCAGAGGGTAGTTTAGTATCGTGTCGTTCAAAAGATGACATGGCTGGTGACGAGCCGCTACCTTCCTCATCCGTAAACCAACTTTGGAATTGCAATGTCCAAAACATTAAAATTAACAAAGGAAAAGTGCTCGTCAGTTGTGTGTGACAGGTCACTACATAGTCGTGAGATGTTCACGGCCGTGAAGGGTCCCAAGCCCGACATGAGTTTCGAGAAAGTTCTCTAATTCCGCAAGGATGAATTGGTGGGGCACCATCGAAGAGTGATAAGTACCGAGAGAGTCGTATACAACTTAAGGATTGGTTAATCTAATTGACCGTGACTGAGGGTTACCGTTCAAAAGACGGTGGAAATGAAAGGAAACAATAATCTTTCTAAAGATCCTTACAAAATGGTGTATTCTCAACCTATTTTGCCTAACCCTGACCGTTTCTACGGTTGGGGTTTTTTATTTTACAAACTTTGAAAATGTGGGAGATTTCTCCAGTGTCTTTTGAAGATTTGTTTTGTATGATCCTGTCTGTTTCATTTCCTCCCAATAATCTGCGACTTCAGAAGCGAAACTTTTACCCTCGTCGTGGGCTAAAGCAACATAAATAAAATTTCTTGACAGTCTATCCATATTGTAATCTTCTAATTTCTTAACCAAACCTGATAAAAGAATTTCCCTATATGTTGGAGTTATATTCAGGTCCCTAAGAATTTTATCTAATATGTCCAAATCTTTTTCTAACATACTCATAAATATTTTGTAGTGTCGAAATATTGGTATAAATTAGCAAAAACAGATTTATGTTCGATAAACTCATAGAGGTTTTTGTCACCTTCATACACGACATTCTACCATACAAAATTGTTGATCAATGGGAAAAGGGTGTACACCTCAGATACGGAAAATTCATCGGGGTCGTTCACCCTGGATTAAATTGGAAAAGACCATTCTTTGATAAGATTTGGGTAACTCCCGTGATCACTCAAACCGTTAATCTAAAACCACAAACCGTAACATCATTGGATGATAAATGTGTGGTTCTTTCAAGTATTGTTAGATATCACATTTTCGATGTCGAGAAGTTTTTACTCGGAGTAATGCATGCCAATGATGTATTAGTGGACACAACTCAAGGTATTATCAGAGATATGGTTGAAAATACTACTTGGGATGAATTAGTTGATCTAACAAAGATAGTTACTCCTGAGGTTAATCAATATGTGAATAAATGGGGTATAAACGTGGAGATGGTTAGTTTTCCTGACTTAGGTAATATCACAACTTATAGAATCATCACAGATGGTGGTGTTAAAGATCATACTTTTCCTGTTCCTACTGGAAACCAGACTCCATCATGACATCCACGAATCTTTATGGTAATCCATGATAGTAAATTTGTCTTTGAAAGTCGTGTAAACTATTTCTGCGGATTCTTGTTTGTAGTATAATTTGAAATCACTCGGAAAATAATTCTCTATGTTCGAGTGATTCTGAATGTCTCTGTAGTCACCGTGTTTTTCTTTTGATAACATTTCTATTTGGTCGATTGTTTCTTGACTGTAATTTTTTATAAATGGAATTTGCATTATGTTTTCCGAAAAACTTTCAAGTTTAATCCTATGATCAATTTTTCTTTTTTTTAGTTGATCAATTGAATTTTTCAGAGAGGGTATTAACCATGGATCGGATTCGTTGTAAAATAAATATTCTTTGAGAAACTCTATAAATTCGTCTTTAATGTTAAAAGTGGATCTTATTGTTTTTTTGGGTAACATACTCAATCTGAACATACTTGCAAGAATAGCATAAGGATTTCGACAAGTGATTATAACTTGATGATTCAAATGGTCTTCCATCAGTTTCAAGGTGTGATTATGACTTGGACCCAGATTGATGAATATGAATTTATTATCATCCCAACCGTAGGTGTTGAAATCCAAAAATTTCAATATTCTTGTTATATTTCGCGATCCTGTTTTGGGAGGTGTTAGGACAAAACAGTTGTTTTTTTCACTGAAATTCAGAAAAGTGTTATAGTTTGTGATTTCTACCATTTTTTTTTGTGGTTAAAAAATTTTTGATTACTTTTGTAAAAATAAACGGAAATGACACTTACTCAATACAACATCAGAATCGAGAACGAGAAATTTGGTACACTCTTGAAAGAAACCTTCATTGACCCAATCCAGTACAAACTTTTTCTCAAGATGGTACAATCTTGTATTGAGTTGAAAAACGATTTAACATTCTTCAATGGAACTGATTTCTTTATTCACGTTCCTTACAAACACCTGGTTGAATCAATTATTCTTACCACAACACCTCAGTACAGTGCAGCTGATGTGTTGATCTCTAAATCAAAAATTGAGGCTGAACACACAAAAAAATAAACTATGAAACAATTCACACTCGTACAACTTTTACTTTTGGTTTTGGTTGGATTTCTGAGTTTCAAATGGGGTCAGAATGTAGAAAAAAATAAGTATGGAAAAAAATCAGAGGACACCACCCCTGAGGAAACATCGACAGATTTCAATGATTCTGCAGATGAGGAAATTTATGTTGCTCAAATACTAAACGAACTCCGTAAGAAACCCAAGAAAACTCAAAAGGACAAATACAATATCGGACTTTTGGAAGTGAAACTTCAACAATTAAGAAAAAGAAAATGATTACCATAGACTATATCAAGAAGCATTCCCAACCTCACGATGTTAGTGGTGGTCGTAGAATTAATTTATACAACGACAAATATATTCTTTCAATTGTTGGAGGAGCTCAGGGATTATATGGTGATTTCGAAGAAGATTTTGAAATTGCGATTATTGATCCTACAACAAAAGACTTTATAACTAAACTGTTCATACCTGAAAACGGTGATGATGTGGTTGGATACATGAAATCAAAAGAAGTTGAAAAAATTGCGAATACTTTATTTAAAGAAGGTAGTTTCCAAGTTCGTTAAACTTGGTGGTGGAGCGGCTGTAAAAACCATTCAGCCCCTTTAAGAGGACTTCGGTCCTCTTTTTTATTGCCACCATACTCCGAACCCGCAGTTGTAATAAACTTTGTTGTATGCCTGTGATTTGATTTCATCGAGTAATTCATCTAACTCAGACCAACCACCCATATCTGTGTTATCTATAATCTCTTCAATTGTCATGTACTTTTCTTGTCCATTTTCATCGGTACCTAAAAGTCTCGATTCACCCCAACCATGATTCGAAACAACATCGTTTTCACTTTCATCTTCATCGTAGAATACTGGGTAAATATGTATGTAAACATATTCATCCCCGTTTGGACCACCCATATCAATCCTCAATCCTTTCTCACCTGTCAATTTTTCTATTGCTCGATCACAAAACGCCAGCACTCCATCTTCTCCCATTTCTTTTTTCAAATCATGTAAAAAATAATCCAAATTATAATCAACTGAATTAGCGATGGCTAAGATACTTGGATTTGGATATCCATATTTCGTTAATATTTTCAAGAAGGTTGAAACATTCATCACTTGAGGTATTTATTATTAAATAGTTTGAATGCCTGATTACATTATATCAGAATCACAGTTGTCAAAGATAGTGCTTTCAGTAAATGAACAAGTTACACAAGACAAGATTGATTACTGTAGAGATACTTTTGGACCAAGGACTTCAGAGTTAAAGTTCTGTAGTAAAGCTCAGGCATATATTAAAGCTAACAAAATTTATCAATCGAATTTTCGTGAATATTTGGAGGTATATGTTGGTAATATTGTGTCAGGTAAAATTGCAATGGAGAGATTAACCAAGGATAATCAAATATTGAAGAGTGGAATTCAAGAAATCAAAGATTTTGAAGAGAAGGTTAAAAATTTCTGTAAGAACCTGAATATTGAGGAAATAATAGCTGGGTTGATTGATGATTCCCATGTTTACTACAAAAGACCCGATGGAAAATATAGTGTATTCAACAGAATAGACACCAATTATTCGGCACTTGCGGTTGTTATTACATGGTACTACCATATCAAAGAAGCGTTTGGGATGTTAATAAATGATATGGGTAAGAAATTGAATAAAGTAGATTGGAATGCAATCGTCGTTTCTTGGGTTGACCATTTTTTTGATCCTGAATTAACACCTTTGGATCCAAGAACTGAGGAATGGCAATTAAGTTCCCCGATATTTGAAAAAGACAGTTCACCGCCTTTCGTAGTATTCAATACTTTGTTCAAAGAAAAGAATATAAGATTTGATCATGAAAAGATTTTCAACTCAATTTTAAAGGTATTAAAGTCTGTAAGGGAGAGAGGTAATCAATCGGAAGATCTTTTCCAAAAAATGTGTGAGAAGTACGACATTGAATACATCAGATATGCCAAAGATTATGGTTTTGTTGATAGATTTTTGGGAGTTGATTTCTTGGTTAAAAAAGGTAATGAGTGGCTTCCTGTGCAAGTTAAAACAACTAAGACTGAACCTCAATACAGGATCGAAGAACTTGATTGTGATGAACCTATCGTCGCTGTAAGAGACGGTAATGATTTCAGACTTAATAATGCAAGGGGATTCGAAAGATTTTTCTGTAAGACTCTGAATGTTTGTAGAAAAGATTAGTCTCGGTAGTCTATAATATAATCTCCAATACCGTCAGATGTATAAAGCCATGTTTTTCCTGCTACTTGATTGAATTCCACATCATCTAAATCATCACTGAAGTAGTATATGTAACTTTCATCTTCTTGTATGAAATCTTCTGGTTCACCGTGACCAGCACCCAAACCTACAAGAACTGTGTTTTCCATAATATCTATTTGGTCAATGGGATCTGCAGTTCCAACTCTAATTTCTGCTAAATTCTCTAAATTTTTGTTCCAAGACACGTAAAGTTTTGTTTCAAACAAAGTTTCGTTGTCTGACTCTAATTCTCCTTGCCCATCACAATCACTACAATCCTGAGATCCATTACCACCACACTCTGTACAACTAATTGATTCATCACCTCCACATTCACCACATTCAATTTCGCCTTCACCTCCACATTCACCACATTCCTCTGGACCCTCATCACCAATTACTTTTCCATCTCCACTACATTCAAAACATCTTTCTGTTCCATCTCCATTACATTGAGGACACGTTTCGTGTCCAGAGCCAATACAATTATCACAGTCAACATATCCATTGCCTGAACAGTTATCACACTGGTAGATGTAAGGTTCTCCTGTGTTAACTAATACACCAACTAAGAAAATATTATTTCTTATATTATCGTACATGTCAAATCCACCTGTTCTTTTGAGTGAAATAATCATTAAAAACAGGTTTAAAATGAAAGCAACATCTCGGCTCTTGAGATAATCTGAGTAACGTTTTCTCAAATCTGCCATGTCCTCCCAAGTAAAATCTTCGGGAGTGATTTGATTGAAATTCTTGGCTAATATTTTTAATTTATCTAACAATTAAATCAACTTTAAAGGACATATGGAAAACATGACTTTCGTCAAATCTATAATCGATTTTCCAAATTACACCATCAACTGAGATGAAATCTTGATATTCCATGTTTATTTTTCCATCAGGAGTAATTGGATATTTCGCAACAATTTCTTGTAATGTTTGTGACATCCTTGAAACATCGGCAGTAAAGTCATAAACTTCAGGATCAATCTTTCCTTGATAATCAAAAGTGATATCAACGTCATATTCTTCAATCATACCCTCTTTGTCTTTTACAAATTCAACATAGAAATCTGTTATAACAAATTGTTTTGCCTCAGTACGGATCAGATAGTTCAATTTATCACTTAATACTTTTTCCTTGTCCATAGTAATAAATATAGTTTGTTTATAACTTTTGTCTTTTATACTTTATACATAAAACCTGATAATATGTCTATCACAGTTAAAGTAACACAAGAAGAAATCCTTAACACACCCAACGATTTCGTTTTGGGTGAACTTGTAAGAAACAAGTATTGGCAAGAAAGAAGAAATCAAGAGGGTCCTCCTGTTGATGATGAACATTTTTTCTTGGATATTGCCGAAGATGGTACCGTAAACAAAATTATTCGTCCTTGGGAGTGCACCATTTGCGGTGAGAGTACCAAAGAAGTTGAATATGATTATCTTGCGGGTTATGATCACTTGGCTTGTGTTTTGAAACAAGAGTTAAAACCTAATCCTGATAGTTATGATAAATGTGTTATTTGCGGGAAAGAAACACCCTATCTCGTATCAACACACATTGATCATAGAATTGGTTACGTAGAAGGGGGAGGTCAAGGGTGTTATCAACCGAATATATGTGATAGAGTTTAATGGATATTTCTAAATTTATTTACCACAAGGAAAATGTTTTTTCCGAGGAGTTTTGTGATTCGTTGATTGACCTTTTCGATAAAAAAGAAAAGGATGATAAAGTACACGTTGGATCAATGATGGGTGGGGTTAATTTTGATGTCAAAAACACCACTGAAATAAATCTTTTCGAACATCCCGAACTTGTTAATCATGACAATTTCTTCAGTGTTATTAATAAACATCTCAGTGATCACTTTCTCAATAACTTACCCTACAGATATTCTTTCGATTCAAATATAAAGTTGTTTCCTGGTAATACAACCTACGAAACCTGTCAAATACAAAAATACAAGAAAGGAGAGGGTCACTACGAATCTTGGCATGTTGAGGTCGAAAATTTGAAAAGTGCAGGAAGAGCCTTCTCCATGATTGTATACCTCAACGATGTATATCAAGGGGGTGAAACAGGTTTTCTATATCCTCAACTTAAAGTGAAACCAACCAAAGGATCGTTGGTGATATTCCCAAGTGCATTTCCCTTTGTTCATTGTGGTTATAAACCCATTTCCAACGACAAATATATCATAGCTACTTGGTTAATTTATTTAGATTAAATTTTGGTGGATTGAAATATATCCTTATCTTTGTAATCTAAATCACCACATATGACTACCACAACCCAACCGACAGTTCAAGACAAAGTTCGTAACTACCAAGGTCAAAACCGTTTCATCCTTAATCTCAAGGACTCCATGAAAAAATGGGGTGGGTTGACTCCTAAACAACTTGACGCTGCCGAGAAGGCACTCAACTCAGAAACCAAAGTAGTAAAGACCGAGGAAATGCCCGAGGGACTCCAAAGGATCTTGGACTACAAAGGTGAAAACAACTTCGTAAAAGACATTGCCGTTAAGTTTCAGAAGTGGGGAACTCTCACCTCCAAACAAGTCCAAGCGGCCGTGAATCAAATTCAGAAAGAAGAAGACCGCGAGAAGACTGTACGTATGAATTGGCCAACACCCGGTGAAACGATTGTGGTAGGTCGTAAGATCGGTGTTCAGCTTAAAGAAAAGTACGGTCTCGAATTCAACCCTGTTCTTTTGGATATTGTTAAACTTAGGGCGGTTTCTCCAAAAGCGGTTATGTTCGAAGGAAAGATGACTATCAAACGTGGTGACGTTTGTATGTGTTGCGGAAGGACACTAACAGATGAGTTCTCAATGTTGACGAAGATGGGTAAGATCTGTGCAGGTCATATGAAGGTGGAATATATCACAGATGCTTCTCAGGCAGAAGCCTTCCGTGAAAGATATCTTCAGAGAGTTGAAGAAATCGGGGTGATGGAATTTTGGGTTCCTAAAAACCAAATCAAAAAGTGGAATGGATCCACTGAACGTGTCATCCCTATGTTGACAGCCTAATCAAAGACCCCTCCACTTGTGAGGGGTTTTTTCTTAACCATAAGTTAACACCCAATTTAGGTATTCTAACTCTCTGTTTTCTAATTATTGTTGTCAAAACTTACAAAAATGATTAGAAAATTTTTAGTGTGTTTGATGATTCCCTCCATCGGATTCACTCAAGACACTCTGTTTAACAAGACCATGTCAGAGGTTACCATAAGATCTGCGGGAAAGAAAGAATCAAACGTAGCAATTATAAACACGGTTAGAAATAGTTCAGTGATATCCGACGGATTATCAGTGGAGTCAATTAAAAGAACTCCTGACAGAACTGTTGGAGATGCCTTGAAGAGAGTAAACGGTGTAACAATACAGAACGATAGGTTTGTACTCGTAAGAGGATTGGCTGACAGATATAATTCTGTAATCCTTAACAAAACAATATTACCATCAACAGAACCTGATAGGAGGGCATTTTCCTTCGATATAATTCCTTCCAACATGATTGATAATATTATTGTATCAAAATCTGCAGTGGCTAGTTTGCCTGGTGACTTTGGTGGTGGGGTAGTTCAGATAACAACAAAAGAAGTATCAAACAATTTTTTCTCTTTAGGTCTCGGTTCAGGTTACGGGACCGTGTCAACCTTCCAAAAATTCAAATCGGTGGACTTTATTCACTTCCCACAACAGTTTCCTTCAACATATGTCTTCAGAGTAGGTACAAATGGAGATAGGAGATCTTATACGAAATTAATATCGGCACCTTCCCCGAATGAAACATTTTCTTATCCAAACTTAAATGGTAACATATCTTTAGGTGTAAAGAAAAATAAATGGAACCTTCTTTTATCAACTGTGGCAAGAAACAATTTTTCTTTGAATTATACTGATAGAAAAGATTATCAGTCATCCACTGAACTTGCATATGATTACAAAGATACTTTATTTACACAGACATCATCCCTGAATGGTTTATTAAATCTTACTTATTTGGGAGAAAACAGATTCTCTTGGAAAACACTATTCAACCATCAGAATGAAAAATCATTCCTCACAAGAAACGGTGAAAACTATGATAATGTACAAGATGTCAGAAGTAATTCATCTAATAACATCATAAAAACTGTATTAAACACTCAATTCGATGGTAAGATAAAATCGTTTGACTTTAACGTTGGTTGGAATTTGATGCTCAGGGATCAACCTGATTACAGAGTAAATCCAATCACAAAGTCCTTAGGTACTAATACCCCATTCACAACCGCTTGGAGGGACACTTATAGATTTTGGTCCGTAATGGATGAAAATTCATTCAATGGATCTGTAAACAAAACATTCGGTGACGTAAAAATAGGGTCTTCATATCTAAAAAAAATCAGAAATTTCAAGGCCAGGATATTCCGATATGATGCTGTAGATTTGATGAACGAAATAACAAATAATACGGACCGTTATACGGCTGATTTTGATCTTTTGGGTGGATATATTCAAATTGATAAAAACCTCGGAAATTGGAAGGTAAATGGAGGTTTGAGAACAGAGTATAACATCTTCAATGTAAACACATCAGACTTCAGTGGACAGAAAGTAACCGTTGATAGAAATTATCTGGACCTTTTACCCTCAATTAACCTAAGTTATAATTGGTCAAAATCAAAATTGAGATTATCAGGATCCAAAACACTTGCAAGACCTGAATTTAGAGAAGTTGCAAATTTTGCTTATTATGACTTTGTCAGAAATGCTCAACTCTTGGGTAATCCGAATTTGGAAAAGTCTGACATATACAATTTGGATTTCAAATTTGAATACTATCCAAAGACAGGAGAGAATATCTCCATTGCACTATTCACTAAAAACTTCTCAAAACCCATCGAACAAATTGTTGCGGACGGATCGGTACCTTCAAATTTATTATTAACCTACACGAATCCGAAGTCTGCCAAGGTATATGGTGCTGAGTTCGAAATCAGAAAGAAAGTATCCAATTGGCTCGAAATCTATACAAACACCACATTGAATATGTCAGAAGTTGGAATTAACGGAAATAAGAGACAACTCCAAGGACAGTCAAATTATGTGGTAAACGGTGGTTTAAATGTAATCAAAGGTAAAAATAATTTTTCATTGACCTACAATAAAGTTGGGGAAAGAATATCAGCAGTTGGATTCCAAGGATATCCTGATATATTCGAGAACGCAAGAGATATAATTGATTTTGTGATTCTGAGAAAAATTAAAAATGGTGAAATAAAATTATCGGTTGGAGACATTCTTGCACAACCATCAAAATATTTTCAAAAAATAAACAACAGAGATCTGATCAAAACAAATAATGAACAATCAGTTGCTCTTTCCTTAAATCTAAATTTATGAAAAAAATCTTTTTGATTTTATGTTTATCAACTTCGTTGATTAGTTGCGAAAAGGAGTTGGGTGGTGGAGATCCACCTGTTAATGTTCCATCACTTACAACTTTGACCGGTAACATAAATCAAACCACAACTTTAACGTCTGACAAAGTTTGGACTCTGAAAGGTTATGTTTATGTGACCGATGGTGCGAAGTTAATCATTCAACCTGGCACAAAAATCATTTCCGACTTAGCTGAAAAAGGTGCACTTTGTATTGAAAGAGGTGCTCAAATAATTGCTGAGGGAACATCACAAAAACCCATCGTCTTCACATCAGGTAATGCTGAGGGACAGAGGTCACCAGGTGATTGGGGTGGAATTGTAATCTTAGGTAGAGCAACCACAAACAGATCCTCAGAACCAACAATAGAAGGTGGAATAGGTAGACCATATGGGGGTACAAATGACTTAGATAACAGCGGGATATTAAAATATGTCAGAATAGAGTATGCAGGAATTGCTGCTCTACCTAATTCGGAGATAAATGCTCTTACATTGGGTGGGGTAGGAAGTGGAACAATAATCGAGAACGTTCAAACAATTTATGCTAACGATGATGCATTCGAATTTTTTGGTGGTACTGTGTCTCCAAAAAATCTATACGCATTTGCAACCGCAGATGATGATTTTGACTTCGATTTTGGTTACAGAGGATTGGTATCGAATGGAATTGCAAAAAGAGACCCACAGTTCGTAGACAACGGTGATGCCGGAAATGGGGTCGAGTGTGATAACGATGGTACAGGATCTTCGGCACAACCTTTTACAAATCCAATTCTTTCGAATATGGTATTAGTTGGTCCTAACAGCTCAACATCACTTCCAAACCATAACTTGGGTTTGAGGTGGAGAAGATCAACTAGATTCAACATTACCAATTCTATAATTGCAGGTTGGATGAAAGGAGGATTCTCGATAGAATCAAATGAAACTGCACAGGCATATAAAGATGGTATATCTAAGTTTGAAAACAATATTATCGGGGCTTTTGATCCGTTAATGAATTTCAAATCAACCTCAACATTATTCACGGCTTCGGAAATGAAAGTTAAGGCACTTTCACAAGGAAACTCCGAGAGAGTATATTCGACATCGGAATTAGAAGTTTTGACAAACCCGAGTTGGACACAAGGATGGACACGTTTTCCGTCAAAAGGTAACTAAAAAGAAAGACCCCTCCACTTGTGAGGGGTTTTTTATTATACTTCTAATATGAAATACAGAACAAGGAAGTTAATCAAACCAGGCGATCTAAATGCTAGAGGAACACTCTTTGGAGGACAGGTTCTGAAGTGGATTGATGAGGAGGCAGCAATCTTTTGTATATGTCAGTTAGGATCGGCTAATATAGTAACCAAGGCAATGTCCGCTATAAACTTCGTACAGACCGCAAAAACGGGAGATATTGTTGAGATTGGATGTGAGGTTGTCAAATTC